TGGCTTGCCTTCACCGCCAACACCTTTGATGGCGAAGACCCGGCGAGATAATCTAGGTTTGCAATACTTGTAGACAGCTTGCGTGTGGTGACCGCCAGTATCAATAGCAGACGCCTTTATCTGCAATTCCCTATCGTCTTCGGTTTTGTATGTTAGGGACAAGAAGTTATCTAACTCTGCCCACACCTGACCAGAAGCAGGGTCGCCAAATATGGAGCGGTATTCGATTGACCACGTTTCGCTGTCACGCCCATGACCCAAGACCTCCATCTCTAACCTGTCATCCTGAACGTCAATGCCCGCCGTAATAAATACAACCTCTTTTGGAATACTGTCTGCGTTGTAATCTTCGCGGTGCGATGCAATCTGAAAGTCGTCCAGTCTTTCGCCGTCGTCCTCCCAGCTTTCGCCAAGATAAGTGTTCACCCAAACGCGAAGCGTCTCAGGTAATTTCTTGGCTTGCAGGAAATCCGCCACGGCAGACGACAAAGGTGTCCACGGGCTGCATAACCCAGACAGCCGGAAACCCGCCCTTCCGACAAATGGAGCGGTGGCTCTCCATTCCCCTTTGCGGATAGCTTTATATCGCGCCGCATCATCCCATGCCCCGCCACATTCTTCACACGCATAGAACGCCGTGTCTGGGTCTTCATCAGTCCAATGAACATTAGACCACCGCATAACCTGATGGTGTCCGCAGTCGGGGCATGGCACATGATACTCACGTTTGTCCGTGTTTTCAAATAGCCCCTCGATACGAGATGCGTTGCGTATGGTCGGTGTCGAAACGCAAACCTCTTTCCTGTTCCAGAACGTAGCACTACGTTTTCTTGCGAGGTCAATCGGGTCGCCCTCGGACCCGGCAGAAACGGGAAAGCGGTCAACCTCATCAAACAGCACAACACGGATTGGTCGGCTGGCAAGAGACGCAGGACTGTTTGCGCCGCACATAGTTATGTGTCCGCCGAAGAAGTTCTTCTTCAATGTCGTGTTGCCACTATCGCGCGCCTTCGGGTCTGCGACCTTACCTTGCAGGACTGGGCTGTCTCGCAGCATAGGTGCAAGCCTGTCCTTTGAGAATGTCTGCGCCATATCCAAAGTCGGCTGCACCAGCAGAATTGGTGAAGGGTCTTGATGGATATGATATCCTATTAGGTTTAGCAGCATCTCTGTTTTGCCAACTTGCGCGCAAGACATAATCGTTACGCTTTCAATCGACGGGTCGGAAACTGCGTCCAGTATCTCGCGCTGGTATTCAGCCCGGCTTGTGTGCCATGCGCCAACCTCGGCAGAACTCTCCGGCGACAGCTTGCGGAAGCTGTCCGCCCATTGGCTCACGGATAACTTGGGAGGCGGTTTCAGCGCGCGCGCACTTACGTTAGCTAGGGCGAGACTAAGCGTCTTCGTCTGTTGCTTGCGGGTTGTATCCGACCAACTCATTCAACGCCTCCTCAATCATGTCTTCAATGATGGCTCTCGCCTCTGCTGGCTTCTCACACGATATTACAAGAGGCGCAGCCTTGCTAGGTATAGAAAGCAATCTGGTTCTGACCGCCGAAGCCTGCCTGCCAAACTCCTTCGCCACGCTGCCTATCTCAACAAGGTCGCCTCGGAGCAGAGCGTTCTCCATCTCCTTCGCGTCGGCCTGTTCTTTTGCCAGTCGCGCGCGTTCTTCTGCTAGGTCTAGTTCGCCAGCGCGCAGTCTGCCAGCGGCAACTTCCCTGATATGCCTGACGTATTCCCTCGTGGCTTCCTCGACATCATACTGCCCTCGCGGTTGCTTAGTGATAGTGCCACGCGCAACCAAGTCATTGACCATCTTAGTCGATAGGTCGAGTGCCTGCGCTATCTGAACGATAGTCCCCATACGTTTCTCCATTTCCACCTGTCACAAGACATACCATATGTAGTGGGTCATCGACAATCCCCTTAGATATAAGCTGTGACTATTCGACAAACGCGCCTCCGCTCACCCGCGGGGGGCTGTGATGCCCATAGAACCTACGCACAGGCGCGCACAAGCGCGCTATTTTGACGGGTATTGATACCTACCAGCAATTTGCAAACGCGCCCCGGCGGCGCGCTATGGGATTATTTGAGAAATAGGCGGTTTTCTACATATAGTAGGAGCGGCGTCGCGCCGTTTGCCGCCTGCAAACGCGCACAAAAAAACCCCCGCCGGATTAGGGCGGGGGCTTCATTGCCTTTTTGTTTCTAGATTAGTGTCCCAATAGTCGCCATGATTGCAAGCGCGATTGCGTTAATAATTCGCATGATTAACATTCGGTTAAACCCCGCCGCTTATATTCTGCCGCGATTGCTGCGCCCAATCTTTCTTGCGCCAGTTCGGGCAAATCAATAAAGCGGTGCAAAACTTCACTTTGCGGCGCGTCGGGGTTTTTTTCATTCCACTTTATGAAAGCGCGCGCGGCTTCCATTGCTTCACATTCGGCGGCTATTGTCGCCGTATCATGGCGCATAACTTCCCGCGCCCCGTTTTTGTCATGATGCATAAAAACTATCTCTGCCATTTTGTCCCCCTATTGGCTGGCGATTGCGTCGGCTTGCTTTTTGCGTATTCCATCCGCCGGAAAGCCGACAATAGACCGACGGTTAGGGGCGGCGCATAGCTTGCAAGTCGCGCAAGATACGCCGCCAAGATAAGTTGCAGGGCATACGGTAACAGGTCGCCCTTGCGGTGTAGTTTTTGGCAATGTAGAAAGCCGCGCTTTATATTCCGGCACGGTTTCATTTTCGCCTATTGCGTATTCAGTCGGCAAAACGGTTACAACGGGGGCGGCTTCCAAATCCGCCAGCTTGTCGGCATGGTCTAGGTTATTGCCCGACAAGTTAACAATAAAGCCGCCAGCGTTTGCCGCCTTTACCGCTTCCCGATTTTCGGCGTTTTCTATTGTGTCATAATGCGTATATGTAAAGCCGCGCTTGCCTTTGTTTACCTTTACCAAATCCGCCAGCTTGTCGGGGTCAATAGTTACCCCGTCGCCAGCTAAGTCGCCGCTAACATTATGCCGCCAAATTTGCGTTGGGTATGTTTTGCGCGTCAATTCGTCGACCAAATGCGCCCAATCGCCGCCCCGGTCGCCGTCGGTAACTTTGCGCCAATGCATAGCTTGCCGCCCGACTTCCATGTTACAACCGCCGCCCTTTAGGGGGCAAGCGTCGGGGCAAGTTTGAGCCCCGCTAGTGGTTACGGGAATTGCGCCTAATTTAGAATTACGGCTTATTTGTGTTAAGTGATAATTAGTCATTATTCGACCCCCTCTAGTGATTTGCCGACTATCGACGCATCTAACATTAGAAATTCGCGATAGGCTTGCGCCATTGTCTCGGTCATTACTTGATATGCCAAATGCGCTTTATCGTCGGCAACGGATAGCATGAAAAACGCAAAAGCTTCCGTTAAAGCGCGGCAATTTTCCGGGCCGCTATCGCTTTGCGTTTGGTTAAAGTATTTTTCAGCCATTTCATTTATAGCGTCAAATGCGGCTTTTTCGATTCCCTCACTCATTACTAAACCCCCGCAAAAAGAATAAACGGCGTTGCCAATGCCGCAATGGCAAGGCAAGCCCAAGCAATCAAAAAACCGCGCTCAATTCTTATTTCGCGCTCAATTTGTTTATTGCCAAGATAAAGGCGCGCCGCTTTTTCGCCGTCGCTCATTTTGCGCCCGTCGAATAGCTTTGCGGCTTGCGTCTTATCCAAAAGGCTAATTTTCACACTCAAATCAGTCATAATCAAAAATTCCTTTGTCTGTTTCAATAAGCCTAAGGTGTCACACTTTGCGACAAATGCAAAGCAAAAAAGGCGCATTCAATTATCACAAATTGTTACAAAGTGAGACAGAACAAAATGAGAACGCCAAGCGGTCAAAATCGGCAAGGCTTGCAAAAATAACCCGCCAGTGGAAATAACCCTACAGTGGAAATAGAGCCAAACAACCCACCAGTGGAAATATGACCCGCCGATGGAAATAACCCTCCGATGGAAATATGACCCTGCGATGGAAATAACCCTCCGATGGAAATATGACCCGCCGATGGAAATAACCCGCCAGTGGAAATATGACCCTGCGATGGAAATAACCCTGCGGTGGAAATAGTCAGATGCGACC